GAACAGGCCTCCTGCATCACGGAGCCCGACGCCTACGGCGCCTACTGGGGCAACAGCGCTCAGCTGCAGGCGATCATCTACGACAAGGAGAAGGGCGAGATCGAGCGCTATACGGTCAAGCCCTGATATTCACTGGACAGTGAAGATAGAAAACCCCGGACGGGAGCTAATCCTGTCCGAGGTTCTGTAACACCGACTTTACCTTCCGTCGGCTTAGCGCAACACCGACTTTACACGCGCCCGAAGAGGGCATCAGCAGGGAAGTCGCTCGCATCCCTTCCGTTCCACGACCAGACCCTCCTGCCACGGCGGTTCTCGGCTTCGCTGTTGTCGACATGACGCAGCGCGACGTACTTGCGGCCAGTGAGCTTATTGAAGTTGACGCTGACGTTCAGGTAGCCGTCGCCATCGTAGCCCGAGAGGAAGTTGGAGATCTCCCTCACGACCCAGCCATCCTTCAGCTCCCAGATGTGGTACTCCTCTTCGGCGGAGAGGTTGATCTCAGCGCCGGTGAGGGTGTAGCCGATGAGGTCGACGTGGCTGTCCCTATGGTCAGGGCTCTCGCAGATCCTCGCCTCCTTCATCAGGCGCATGAGGGGAGAGACGTCCGCCGCAGTGACGTTCGCCTCCGGCCGTCCGGTGTTCTCGAAGTAGGCCTGCCAGAAGCGGGCGATCCTCTCGAAGTTATCCTCCGGCTTTCCGTAGGCTGCGCGGCGGGCGCCGTCGACAATGCTACCCGCCTCCTGCAGGATCTCTTTCTTGATATCAGTCATTGCTCAACCCGAGCTCCTTTGCTTCGCTGTGGGACATCTCGTCGTGCAGGACGATCTCTGCGTCCGTCTCGATCCATGCCCGGGCGCCGCACGACAGGGCGTGCCCCGGGTAGACCAGCTGCGAGGGGCCGAGGATGTCGACCTGCCTCGCATACCGCGCGGCCTTGTGGCCACGCGACTTCACGGTGAAGACGGGGCGGAAGGCCCCATCCTGCTTGTTCTTGGCGATGAACGCCCGGTTGACGTGGATGATGTGCTCAGCCATGGGCCCTCACTTGTTGGCGCACTCGGGGCCGAGGCCACGCTCGATGGAGACTGGGTCCGTCAGGACCTTAGCGCAGCGAGCACAGCGACCCTCGTGCCAGAACTCAAGTTGCTCGGGCATCTCGCCACCGCCCATCTTGTGCAGAGCCCAGTCGAGGGCACGGTAGGCGGGGTGGTTGGGGTTGCCCTTGCGGCCGGCAATCAGGCCGCTCTGGCCGTACTTGCCGAAGCCGATGTACTCATAGTCGGCCGTGTTGTCCGGGCCGGTCAGGAGCTGTGCGAAGTAGACGGGGCGCTCGCCGTCGGACTTCTTCATGCGATAGGTGTATCGCGTCCCAGTCTTCTTCGAGACGAGGGTGAAGCGGGCGGCGCCGCCGAAGATGAAGTCGAGGGCTGCGTCGGCTTCGGTGATGAGATGAGGATGCGACATGGTGGTGGTCCTTTTCGCTGATTGCCGGGCCAGTATACAGATCGCGAGATGGCTGTCAAGCCCCCCTCTTAGGGTAGGGCTGCGGCTCATAGCGAAGAGCCTTACGCGCGGCTTTGCGCTCCGGCTTAGTGCCAGTGAACTGGACGTAGCGACCCTTCGCCTTCGTCACGTCCACCTCCCAGTCAGGGTCGTTACGCAGATCTGCCTGCCTTAGGCCACGGCGGCGGATGACGCGGCTGCTCAGCCACTCGTCTGTGCCCTTCTTGCGGAAGCGGTAGTGCCCCTGCTTCCCGCGACCGTTACCTGTCCCGAGGTAGAGCCAGTTGCATGCCTGATAGATCGTACCGATCTCGCCTGCCTCCGCGTCGCTGTAGGCAATGAAGACCCGCCAACCGAAGTCTTCGGAGGCCAGCTTCAGCGCCCGTGGGATCAGGAAGCTACCGGCGTGCTGGTGGGCATAGTGGACGCAGGCGCCACGGTTCAGGGCGATGGTGCGATCCTTCCACTCCTCGCCGCAGAGGAGGCGGGAGTTCGTGCCCCCGGGCATACCGAAGCAGGCGACACCGAGAGGCTCGTCGTCTGCGCTGATCAAGCCGTAGGCTGCGATGCAGTGACCGAGTGTGCCAAGCCACTCGTAGCGATGGATGATGGGCTTGGCGAAAGTCTCGATGTCGACGCGCTCAACACGGGCCCCATCAAGAGAGACGAGGGCCCCCGCCTGCCTTCTGGCTGACGCATGACATGAACTCGCGCTGCAGGTCGGCTTCGGTGATCATGCGACCACGTACCCACTCACCCCAAGCGTAGGCGATGAGGTGTACGGCGAAGCTATCCTTGATGCCACGCCCACCGTTCTTGCGGGAGTTCTCCTGCTGCTCATGCAGCTTCGAGATCAGCGGCTTCACAGACTTGTGCCCACGGAGGATGAGGTCTGCGAAGTTCTGAGCCTTCGCCTCGCCTGCGCGGTTCTCGAACGTCCAGTAGAGCGCCGCCATCATGGCCTTGGAGACCCCGCCTGCGTAGGCCGTGACAGGATGCGAGAGCATCTTAGCCAACTCGGCGCCCACCTCCAGATGGTTCTCGATGCCGACGTAGCGGTCGCGATACTCCGCGAGAGCCTCCGGCCCCTTCGGAGCGGAGCGGTTCGTCAGGGGGTTCTTCTCGATGCGCCACGCCCAAGCGACGGCACGCGCAGTCTCGGCAGCGCGGTCGACGCCCTCGATATGGAACACGTCCGCAGCATCGCGCGACTTACCTGCGTCGAGGAACTGGAAATTCTCGGCGGGGATGCCGCTGACAACCAAGCTCTCGAACGGCTTGTCTGCGTTGATGCATGCGTTCAGGCGGTGCTGACCGTTGAGCAGGGTGCCCTCACTGGAGAGGATGATCGGCTCACCCGTCAGCTTCCACTCGCCGTTCTTCATGCGGCGGGTCAGGAGGCGGAGGTTCGCAGAGTTGATCGAGCGGTTGTGTTCGTTCTTGTCCTCGTCGAGGAGATACTCCGCGAGCCAAGGTTCGATCACCCAGACCTCTGCCTTGACATAATCACTCTCCAAAGCGTTCACGGCCTTGGCCTTACTGATGGTCTTCGGTTCCATGTCTTTACTCCTTACATGGCTGCGCCCGTTCAATGGGCTGGTTGATGCCGGGTTATCCCAGCAAGTCTCGTCAGTATACACGTACCGGCACCAGTGTCAAGCACCCTCGATCTCATGCTCCTCAAGCTCACCCCACGATGGACCGACGCCACCTTCGAGGAGGCGGTGCGTCGGAGCGCCGGGGAAAATGTCGAGGTATCCGTCGGTCATGTCACGGGCCATGGCGCGCAGCACTTCCTCGCCGTGCTCGGGCTTTGTCTCGTCGATCAGCGCGTCGTGGATCGTAGAGAGGAAGCTCGTCTCCCGCCCCGCTGGATGGCCCGCGTCGCGCCAGCTGTCGAGCGTCTCCTTGTGGCGGGCGATGGCCTTCGCCATTACCGACAGGGCGCCCCGCTGCACGGGATAGTTCGCAGCCTGCGTGCTCTTCACCTTCTTGCCCATGTAGATGGTCCCGCCGTCGACAACCCTGAGGTAGCCTCCGTCCTCCTGAGCCTGCTGCTGAGCGTCGTAGCGGTAGGCCATGGCCTTCGGGTAGCGATCGCCCCAGAAGCCCATCAGCTCTTCGGCCTTGGCGATGGAGACGCCCATGGTGCCCGCCAGCCCAAGCTCGGTCGATCCGTAGATGATCCCGAAGCTCACGCCCTTCGCCTTCGAGCGCCATTCCTTATCGGCCTTGATCGACTTGTCGAGGCGCCGGCCCTGCCAGAAGGATCCGACCTCAAGGTGGACGTCGCCATCGACGACGTCTTCGAGGAGCTGCTGGTCGCCGGAGAGGAGGGCGAGGACCCGGAGCTCGATGCCGCTGTAGTCGAGCGACGCGAGGACGTTGCCGAGGTGCGCGATGAAGGACTGCCGCACGCTGACGAACTCGCCGAGCAGCTCAGTGTCCCTCGGGGTCTGCTGCAGGTTGGGGCTGGAGCAGGAGAAGCGGCAGGTGCGAGCCTGAGCGATGTTGTAGCGTGCGTGGATCCTGCCATTGGGATCGTTCTCCGCGATCCTGATCAGGTTCCAGCCGAAGTTCGAGATCCAGTGGCGGATCTTCACGAGCTCCTGCTTCTGCCGCAGTACGTCGCCGATCGGGCTGTCGCCGAAGACACCGATGATCTCCTTCATAGCGCCCTTCGAGAAGGAGAGGAGGCCTGTCTTCTCTCCCTTGGGCCATATGTCGAGGTAGTCGTCGGGGAGGATGCGGTTGAAGTAGTCGGACCACTGAGAGTTTGAGTTGAGGTTCTCGATATCGTCTACGCTGATCACCTCACGGATCGCCTCGACGCGGAGCTTCTCCAACCGCTGCCAGCCCTCGACCACCTCGGCGTGACGCTTGGGGTCGAGCTTCATGCCAGCTCGCTGCATCTCCAGCACGGCGGGCTGCATGTCGTTGAGCAGGTCGAAGGCGCGCATCTGATCGTCGTCAGCCCGATCACGCCAGTGGTTCCAGAGCTTCCACGTCCAGATCGCGTCGTCTGCAGCGTAGTCGAGCTGGCTCTGGGTCAGGGGCTCGGCCGACCAGTCGCTGGCCTGCTCCTCCTTCGGCATGTCGTAGTCGAAGGCATCCTTCAGGGCCTGCGCGAGGCTGAAGCCCCCGCCCCCATCGACGGCCTTCCTCAGGAACGCGACGTCCCAGCAGGTGATGGGCTCGTCGGTGGCCTCCTCGAACCAGCGCATCTCGAAGCTGGCATTGAAGACGATCCACGGCGCATCCTTGAACCACGCCGCAGTCATACGGAAGCCATCCTGATAGCGAGTGAACGAGGTTGTCAGGTCATCACGGTCGAGGACGTCATAGCCGACGTCGAAGAAGTCGACGACCCACCAGCCAGCGGGGCCGTAGATCTGCACGAGGCGGACCTCGCCCTCCTCGGGGGTGAAGGCCGTCGTCTCGAAGTCGAGGGCGTGAGGCTCGTCGCCGATGGCGTCGAGCATCTCATCCAGATCGTCGACGCAGTGGACGGTGGTGTAGGTATCCTTGGCACGCTCGAAGCCGGCCACCCAGTCCTCGAAGGAGGCGGCACCCTTGCCGCGAGCGGCGTTGGCCTCGGCATAACCTGCATGCGTCTTCCTCGCCTTCTCCATGCGAGCGGCGTGCTCGACGTTCTTGTGCAGGTGTGCGCCGTCATCAGGCATGTACCTGACCAACCAGTGGCGATCCTGCCCACGTCCAGTGACAGTGCGACGATCCTTCTCGTTACTCCGTGCGACCAGACCATCGCGGAAGTGGTCGGACATACCCTTCGTGATGGAGTTCGCAGCGAGGGCACCCTTTGGTGCGACCTCCGAGAACTCCTTCTGGACGTAGTCGATCAAGTCGTCTTGGATCGCGCCGTCCCACTGGAACTCTTCCAGTGCCGCGAGCACGATGTCGCGGGATGATAGATGCTTGGCCATGGGGACCTCCTCTGGAAAAGTACCGGGGGCGGGCAGACCACCACGAACACCCGCCCCCGGAGGGCTCAACCGTTATGCCGCCGGGCGGCGACGCCGGGAGCCAGACGCCGCAGGAGCGCTCGCCTTCTCCTGCGGCTTCGAGGAGCGGCGTCCCTTCTTGGGCTCTTCCTTCTGCTCCTCGGGTTCCTCTACCTCGGGCTCGGGGGCTTCGTCAACCCCCTCGACCTTGACCTTCCCTTCGATCAGGTCATCGACGCTATACTCATCGGTGGAGAGGAAGGCCCCTACCTCCGCCCGGCTGGCCATGACAAGCACGTCGATGACGGGCTTGTAGTTGGTCTGGCCTTGGGCCTCGAAGGTCTCCTGATCGAACTGGATGACGGCGATCCCGTCGCCACCCTCCATCACGTCCTCGGCGATCATCTTGTTCAGATCGGAGATGACGTTCCGGCCAGAGACAGAGGACGTCGAGAACTTGACCTGACGCTCGGTACCCAGATCGATGAGGCCGATGCCCAGCGAGAACTGCCAGCCTTCTCCGGCCTTCTCGTTGTAGGGACCGTGGTCCTCCAGATCAGCGGCGCGGACGGCCTTCGTGGCGCGCTCGTAGAGCGACCACTCATGCTTCGCCACGGGCTTCCCCTTCTTCCAGCAGTTCCATCCCTCCGTCGCCATCATCGGCTCGACGATGTAGACGGCATCGGGATCCGGCTCGACCTTGTCACGGCCGATCGCCCAGCGACCAGTCTTCCCCGAGAAGGAGAGGTAGTCGAACTCGCCCGTCCCAGTCGACGCCTCGTCCGCGCTCTGGGTCAGGGCTGCCGCCATCGCATCCTTGTCGATGGCGGGCAGGTTTGCGGCGGCCTTCGCGAGGGCGCCCTTGGTCTCTTCAGTCATCGCTTTTGCTCCTTGCGTTTAGCGATCAGGTTACGGTGAGGCGCTCACTGGGAGCCCCCACCTTCTCGTAGTCCTCGACGTTGATGCCGGCCTCCGCCAGTGCCTTCTTGTCGAGGGTCCGACGGCCGGCGACAGCAGTCAGCTTGACATGCCGCTCCCCGACGTCGAGCTCGTTGACCTTGCGCTTCTTCAGCTCAGCCTTGATGCGCTCGGCCTCTTCCTTCATTGCCGCATCGGCGTCTTCCTTCACCAGCTTGTGG